GGAAACAGAGTCATTTAGTTAAACAAAGAATCGGGAGCAAAAATGAAACTAGCAATCACAATTGAATACACGGCCGGAGACAGCGCGACATATGTTGCGCTGCCACCGGAGTGGATGAAGTGGGAACAAAAGACAGGCAACACGATTCAGCAAGTACAGGACAAGCTGGGCATTGCCGATCTGATGTTTTTGGCATATCACGCAATGAAGCGCGAAGCTGGCGGCAAGCCAGTCAAAGCATTTGATGTGTGGTGTGAAACAGTCACCGACATCAATATGGGAGAGACTGATACCCCAAAAGCTACCAATCCGGAAGCATAAATCGGCTCCTTTGGGAGTTGGCCATATCGACCGGATTGCCGCGATCGGAGTTTCAAACCGCTGAGGATGTTTTAACCGCATTTGAGATATTGGAGAAGCGCAATGGCAACTGATGCGATCACTTATGACAAGAGTGATTTGCGCGGCATCATCAAGGCTTTCAAAGCTATGGATGAAACAGCTGTTGCACAGGCCAAAGGCGTTTCAAATGGATTGGCCACTTATTTGCAATCAAAGATCAAAAGTGAGGCGAGCAATCGGCCAAACAACGCAGCTAGTCGAATTGCCGATGGATCGCGTGTTAGCAAGTCATCAAAGATCGGTGAAATTTCATTTGGCTTTGTTTCGCAGAAATTTAGCGGTGGCGCTACAACTCAACAACTTTGGGGCGGTTATGAATTTGGCTCAAATAAGTTCAAACAATTCCCGGTTTGGTCTGGCCGTCAAGGTCGAGGATCACGCGGCTATTTTATTTACCCAACATTGAGAGCTGAGCAGCCTCACATCATTGCTCAATGGGAAACAGCATTTTCTAAGATTTTGAAGGAGTGGTGATGGCCGGTCAATCAAGAACACTCAAGCTTTCAATTCTTGGCGATATTGATCAGCTCAAAAAAAGCCTAGACACCGGCAGCAAAGAGGTTCAATCCTTTGGATCGAAGCTTGGTGATTTCGGCAAAAAGGCTGGATTGGCATTTGCCGCAGCTGGAGCCGCTGCCGCTGTTTATGCCGGCAAATTAGCCATTGACGGGGTCAAAGCGGCCATCGCAGATGCCGCGGCACAGGATCGATTGGCATTGACTTTAAAAAATGTCACAGGTGCCACCAACGCCCAGATTAAGAGCACAGAGGATTACATCACCAAAACATCATTGGCTTTTGGCGTAACCGATGATGAATTGCGACCATCGCTGGAGCGTTTAGCTCGTGCCACAGGCGATGTCGAAAAGGCTCAGAGATTGCAAGGCTTGGCCATCGATATTGCAGCCGGTAGCGGTAAATCGCTTGAGGCTGTTTCCAATGCGTTGGCAAAGGCTCAGGAAGGCAACACAGCCGCTTTGGGCAAATTAGGCGTGGGATTAAGCGCGGCCACGCTCAAAACACTTTCGATGGATGAGATCACAAAGAAGCTGGCAGATACTTTTGAAAACCAAGCATCGGTCAAAGCTGAGACATTTCAAGGCAAAATGGATCGACTCAAGATTGCATTTGATGAAGGCAAAGAGACAGTCGGCTCATTTATCCTCGATGCGATTACACCGATGGTCACAATCTTTGTGGATAAGGTAATCCCACAGCTTGGAAAAATGGCCGATTCAATTGGCAAAGATTTGGCTGCTCCATTAAACAATGTCAAATCAATTTTGACTGACTTTGTAATCCCAGCTTTCAAAGCCTTATACAGTTATTTGTTTGATTATGTAATCCCATTTTTGGCCAATGTTTTTGGGCCAGCATTAACAGGTTTGAAAAATGCTTTTAATACGATTAGCACAGCCATTTCAAACAATGAGGCAGATTTGCAACCATTATTCAGTTTGTTCAAATCAATAGCCGGCTTTGTACGCGATAATTTGGCACCTGCAATTGGCACGATTTTGCGCGTTGCATTTGAGGTTGTTGGCACAGCTATTGCCGGTGTCATTACAGGCGTTTCAAGATTGATCAATTTCTTTGACAATGTGATTGACAAAATCAAAGAGTTCATCAATTTAGTCAAAAACAATCCATTGGTTCAAGGCCTTGGCGATATCATTGGCAAAGTCTTTGGTGGCGGTAAAGCTGCCGGTGGCCCGGTAAATGCTGGCACAACATACCTTGTTGGTGAGCGTGGCCCAGAGCTATTTACCCCATCCGGTAGCGGATCAATCATCCCAAATAACCGCTTGGGCGGTGGCGGTGGTGGCATTAACATCACAGTCAATGGTGCACTCGATCCGGAAAGCGTTGCACGCCAAATCATCACAATTCTTAACAATTCAAGCTATCGAGGCACGCTAGGTGCTGGAGCCTTAGTATGAGCCTTTGGACTCCCGAATATCAGATTTTGATCGATGGGGTTGATTACAGCTCATCGACCATTGCCAATCTAGGAATCACATCCGGGCGCACATCAATCTATGAACAACCTGTGGCCGGATATTGCTCGGTCGAGCTGATCAATTTCGACAATACCGATTATCCGTTTACAGTAGGCACGGACATCTTGATTTCAATTAAAGATTCAACAGGCACATTTGTGAATTTGTTTGGCGGCTTTATTTCAGACCTTGAAATTTCGGTGCAATCAGCTGGATCGGTGGGATATACAACAGCTGCAAGAATTACGGCTTTGGGAGCATTGGCGCGATTGGCGCGAGCAAATTGGGAATTGGCTTTGGCTAAGGATTTTGATGGAGATCAGATATATGCCATTTTGTCCGATTTGTTGCTCAACAATTGGAACGAAGTTGCACCAGCTTTGCAATGGCAGGATTATGATCCAACAACGACATGGGCTGATGCTGAAAATGTAGGCCTCGGCGAGATTGATCAACCCGGACAATATGAGATGGTCAGCCGAGCAGCTGATCCAGTTTCAAGCTACACAATCGCCTCACAGGTTGCCGAATCTGCATTGGGTTATTTGTTTGAGGATTCATCCGGCCGGATCGGGTATGCCGATGCATTACATCGACAGACATATTTGCAAAACAATGGATATACCACAATTTCTGCCAACACATCGATTGGCGTTGGATTGAAGTCAATCACCCGATCAGGTGATGTCCGAAATTTTATTACTTTGAACTACAAAAACTCACAAATTGTGGAAAGCGATTTGGCCTCAATTTCGCAATATGGCAAATTTGCTGAAATCTTTGACACAAATTTGGAAAATGCTGGCGAAGCTCTGGCCGTTGCTCAAAGGCGTTTGCAGCTTAAAGCCTATCCACGAGCGTTTTTTGATTCGATTGAATTCCCGTTGGGATCACCGGAAATCGATGATTCTGACCGCGATGATTTGCTCAACATATTTATGGGCTTACCGCTGGAAATCACAGATTTACCGGCAAACATTGTGAACAGCGTTTTTCAAGGTTATGTGGAAGGCTGGACATTTCGAGCCTCATACAATGCTTTGTCGATCACAATCAACGCATCACCAATTGAATTCTCCCAAGTGACACTCCGATGGAATCAGGTGTCTGCTTTGGAGTCTTGGAATACAATCAACCCAACACTTACATGGGAAAACGCGATCGGATCGGTGGCATAAATGGCAACTACAACTCCCAATTTTGGCTGGCCGGTGCCAACGAGCACCGATTTGGTCAAGGATGGCGCAACAGCAATCGAGGCTTTAGGCGATGGCGTAGATGCATCGCTTGTTGATCTCAAAGGCGGTACAACAGGCCAGATTTTGGCAAAAGCAACAAATGCCGATATGGACTTTACATGGATTACAAATGATGTTGGTGACATCACAGCAATCACGGCATCCTCACCAATTACTGGTGGAGGCACATCAGGTGATGTAACTATCGGAATTCTCAGTGGTACGACATCAAATCTTGGTGCTGTGCAGCTTTCGACATCTACATCAAGCACATCAACAACCTTGGCTGCAACACCATCAGCTGTAAAAGCGGCTTATGATCCCGCATTTACCAATAATTTTTATGCTGGCAAAAATAAGATTATCAATGGTGACTTTGGTATTTGGCAGCGCGGTACAAGTGGATTTGGACTAGGTGCAGCCTTTAACGCCGATCGATGGGCATTTTATCGTGATGGGTCTGGTGCAACTGAAGCAATCACTCAGCAAACTTTTACTCCGGGGGCTGCTCCTGTTGCTGGTTATGAATCACAATACTTTTGGCGTTATGCCGCAACAGTTGCAGGTACGGGCGGCACGGAAAGATCGCTTTACACAAAAATTGAGGATGTTCGTACTTTTGCAAATCAAACAGTTGTTTTGTCATTTTGGGCCAAAGCGGATGCTGCTAGAACAATTACCTTGAGCCTAAAGCAAAACTTTGGGTCGGGTGGAAGCTCAGAAGTGACAACATCATTGACAAGCCAATCCGTAACCACTTCATGGGCGCGTTATTCCGTATCGGTTGCGTTGCCAAGTATTTCGGGAAAAACTGTTGGAACTTCTAGCTATCTGCAATTAACAGTCGGATTTCCAATAAATGTTACCGAAACGATTGATTTATGGGGCTTCCAACTCGAAGCCGGATCAACAGCTACGCCATTTCAAACAACAAGTGGTTCATTGCAAGGCGAATTGGCATTATGTCAGCGTTATTATGTTCGCTTAACGGCCGGTTCTGATAATTATAATCCTTTGACCGGAATCGGCGGAGCGGTATCGACAACATCTATTGCTTTGACATTACAACCACCTGTCACTATGAGGACAGCACCATCATCAATTGATTATGCATCATTGAGTGTTTATGGTGGAGCATCAGGCGGATTTGGTTTTCTTTCAGTTTCTAGTCTTACACTCAATCGAGCAACAGGCGGAATGCTGGAATTGTCTGCAACAGTAAGCGGCGCAACGGCCGGTGGTTTTTATCGATTACAACCTAACAATGCCGCAGGTTATGTCGGCGCGAATGCGGAGTTATAAAATGGATAAAGTCATTTTTGTTGAAGTCGATGCAGCTGGAGTTATTCAAACTCATGCCATCATTGATCGAGGCAATGGGGAGTTTACCTCAATGCTGAAATCAACATACGATGCACAGCAAGCGGCATTGGCTGATGAGTAATTTTCCACAAGGCACATTGCCTAGATTGATTCAGGTTGCATTGGCCGAAGTCGGCACAGCTGAAACAGGCAACAATGAAACAAAATATGGCAAACACATGAAAGCCGACAAGCTGCCGTGGTGTGGGTCGTTTCTTAATTGGTGTGCAGACCAAGCTGGAGTGGATGTGCCAAATGTGGTCAGCACCCGTGCTGGAGCTGATGCTTTCAAAAAAATGAGAAAATGGCACACCGAGCCAAAAATTGGTGATTTTGTTTTTTTTGACTTCATCATTGATGACAAAACAACCATCAATCACATTGGTTTGGTTATCCGAGTTTCAGAAAAACAAATTGTGACGATTGAAGGCAACACATCAGGCGGTGGCGATCAACGCAATGGCGGCGAGGTTATGGTTAAATCAAGAACTTTGGGAGCAAGGTCATTTGTTGTTGGTTACGGCCGACCAGCTTATGAGCCATTTTCCGGTGATTTGCCGGATCGACCAAAAGGAGAAAAATAATGGAGCAATTTAAAGCAGCTGCGGCATCATGGATGCGTAGCGCGGTGGCAGGATGTTTGGCCGTGTACATGACTGGTAACACCAATCCAAAGGATTTGGCCATGGGCTTAATCGCTGGAATTGTGCCGGTTTTGGCTCGTTGGGCAAATCCTAACGATCACGCTTTAGGCATCAAAAAGTGAGTGTGGGCGAGTGGTCGGCTGTTGGTGGACTTGTAATCACAACATTGGCAGCTGTCTATTCGTCAATGAGAATTATCATCAAAGCTGTGATGAGCGAACTTTCACCGAATTCCGGTTCGAGTTTGAAGGATCAAGTTTCGCGGATCGAGGCTCGTTTGGATTATCTGTACACACAGCTCATTGAGGAAAAGAAGTAGCGACACGCCGCCATTTAAGCGTGATTGTTGAGTTTGTCGGTTTTGCCTGTCACTCTTTATTTCGGGAGCTGATACGCGGCTCCCAGAATCGGGAGCAAGACAATGAACGAAATCTCAATTGTGATCATGTGTTTGATCGCTGGTGCTTTGTGGGCTGTCATGGCCTATTCAGTAGGTTTTAAGGAAGGCGAGCGACAAGGCTATACAAGAGGCCGAGCGGTGGCACGACATGCTGTATCAGCTGATCGGAAGGTCAAATGATGGCCTCTTTCATGGATGGGTACGAAGGCAACAAAGAGCGCACGGATCGCTGGATTGCCACATTTCCACAAGGTAGGTTGGAATCGCACATCATTGAATTCAATGCCGAAAAAGGTTATGTGCTGGTACAAGCAAAAGCATTTCGCAATCAAACCGAAATTGATCCAGCTGGCATTGATTATGCGTACGGCTATCTTGCAGCTTATCCGGACAAAATGAAACGCTGGATGATCGAGGACACTTGCACATCAGCTTTGATGCGTGTGATG